AAAGTAAATAAAGACCAATATACAGAATACGATGGTTTCAATAATGACTATATTGTAATATGAGAAAAAGAAACGAAAAAGGGCAATTTAGCAAAACAAAAGTATCAGAGTTTGGATTTGTAAATTTAAGTACATACACATCACCAGAGGTTAAAGAAGTTAATGGTGCTGATTGGATTGAATATGGGGCTGATAACAATTATTTCCAGTTTTTAATCGATAGATATAATGGTTCACCTACAAACAATGCAGCTATAAATGGTATATCACAAGCTATTTATGGTAAAGGTTTAAATGCTACAGATAGCAATAAAAAACCTAATGAGTATGCACAGATGGTTTCTTTGTTTAGAAAAGATGTTGTACGCAGAGTGTGTTATGATTTGAAGTTAATGGGGCAATGTGCTATCCAAGTTATATATTCTAAGGATAGAAGCAAGATTGTTCAACTTGAGCATATGCCTATTGAAACATTAAGAGCAGAGAAATGTGATGCAGATGGTAATGTACCAGCTTATTACTATTGTAATGATTGGGTAAACATTAAAAAGAGTGATAAACCTTTAAGAATACCAGCCTTTGGTATGTCTAAAGAAAGCATAGAGATATACTACATTAAACCATACAAGAGTGGGTTTTATTACTATTCACCAGTAGATTATCAAGGTGGTTTGCAATATGCAGAACTTGAAGAAGAAGTATCTAACTACCATTTGAACAACATAATGAATGGTTTAAGTCCATCGATGTTGATTAATTTTAATAATGGAACTCCTAACCAACAAGAAAGACAATTAATAGAAACGAAAATAGCATCTAAATTTTCGGGAACCAGCAATGCGGGCAAGTTCATACTTGCTTTTAATGACAATAAAGAAAGCCAAGCAGAAATAACACCAGTACAATTAAGTGATGCACACAACCAATACCAATTCTTATCACAAGAAAGCACACAAAAAATAATGGTTGCACATCGTATTGTATCACCAATGTTATTAGGTATAAAAGATGGTAGTGGTTTAGGTAACAATGCAGAAGAAATAAAGACTGCATCTCTATTGATGGATAACACCGTTATAAGACCGTTTCAAGAACTTTTAATTGATAGCTTTGATAATATACTAGCTTACAATGATATTAGCTTAAACCTATACTTTACGACCTTACAGCCACTAGAATTTACAGAGGTAGATAGTGACATACAAGACGAAGAAACTATTGAAGAAGAAACTGGTGTTGAAATGTCATCTGATAAAACAGATTTAGATGACTTTATGCAAGAATTTGGTGAAGATGAAGATTTAAGTGAATGGGAGTTAATCGATGAAAGAAAAGTTGATTACGATGATGAACAAGCATTAGATTATCAAATAGACCAACTAAACAAAAAAGATAAAAGCACATTATCTAAAATATGGGAATTTGTATCAACTGGTACTGCAAGACCAAACGCAAAGTCAAAACAAGATGAAGATTTTGAGGGTTTAAAATTTAAAGTACGTTATCAATATGCACCATTAAGAGATACTATTTCAGATGGTAAAGATGTATCTAGAAGTTTTTGCAAAGAAATGGTAAAGGCAAAAAAGATATACCGCAAAGAAGATATTTTAAAAATGGATAGTGTTAAATTAAACTATGGTTGGGCAGAAAAAGGCAAACAATCAAGTGGCTATTCTATTTGGGAATATAAGGGCGGTGGTGCTTGTCATCATTATTGGGCTAGGAAAACGTATATGTACACACCAAAGGATAAACGTATAGATGTTAAATCTCCTAATGCACCTAAAATTAGTGTTGCAGAAGCTAGAAGAAAAGGATTTAGACCAGAAAAAAACAATCCTTTAGTAGGAACAAAACCAATTAATATGCCCAACGAGGGGTTTGTAAACCGATAGATATGGCAACAGTATTATTTATAAATAGAACCGATTTAGTAAGAAACTCTATCATTGATGGGAATGTAGATACTGATAAATTTATTCAGTTTATCAAGATTGCACAACAGATAGACATACAACAAATTATAGGTACAAATATGTATCAAGGTTTAACTGATGCTATTGTTGCTGGAATTGATTTACCAGCAAATGCAAGATGGAAAACTATATTAGAAGATTTTGTTGTTGAAATGCTTATATGGTATGCACAAGCAAACTATATACCTTTTGCTGCTTACCAAATTAAAAATGGCGGTGTATATAAACACACATCTGAAAATGCACAAACGGTAGATAAAAACGAAGTTGATTTTTTAGTAGAAAAAGCAAGAACAAATGCAGAATGGTATTCAAGACGTTTTATAGACTTTATGAGTTTTAACCAAGTTACATATCCAGAGTACACTAATAATGTCAATGATGACATCTTTCCAAGTTATGAGGCTACGTTTAATGGATGGGTACTATGAGTTACAAACCAAAGGCAAAGAACATTGAGAAATTAAAAGTATTTCTTAAAAAGAAAAAAAACAAGAAGTAATGGCAAACGAAATATATTTAAAAAGTTGGTGGGGCAAAGGTGCTTGTAATAATACTGTTGGATGGGGTATTGTGTACAAGGCTTATGCTGGTTGTCAATCTCAAATAACTATTAACTTTATTGCAAGGGTTACGGCAGATGGTGGTACAATAGAATCAGTTGAATGTATAGATGCAAAATTAAACTTATAAAAATATGGCAACACCAAAATTAGCTTTAATACCTACGGGATACAAAGCGGGAAAATTATATAGCGTACTTCCAGAGAGTGGGGTTGGAGACTTTACAGTAGTAAGAGCAACAGAGGCAACTAGAGTTAACGAAGCGGGTTTAATTGAGACAATGGGCGCAAATGTACCTAGATTAGATTATAGTGGTGGAGGTTGCCCCGTACTGCTTACAGAGCCACAGAGGACAAATTATATAGTTGAATCAAATGGTTTTGTAAATTGGGCAGCGGGTTTTCCAAGTCCAACAAGAACTGCAAATTACGGAATTAGTCCAGATGGAGCACTTAATTCCACAAGAGCAGATTTTGCTAACGGAGGAATAATTTATAAAAGTCCAAACAGACCACAAGGCGCTTATGTATTTAGTGTATTTGCTAAAAATATAGAGGGTGGTGGTTCTATAATTAAATTAAGAATAGATATACCCGCTTCTTTATCTGCTGAATTTGATTTATCTAATGGAACAATTATTAGCAATAACACCGACTCTGCTAAAATTGAGGATTATGGAAATGGTTGGTATAGGTGTATGGTTATTCAAAATAATGACCAAATTTTCAATACAGTAATTGGAGAAGGTACAACAGAATTAGATTGCGAACTCTTCGGAGCACAACTAGAACAAAGCTCATATCCATCTAGCTATATCAAAACCGAAGGCTCTGCCGTTACAAGAAATGCCGACCAAGTATACGGCTCTGGAGATGCTTCTACGTTTAATAATTCAGAGGGTGTTTTGATGGCGGAGATAAGTGCTTCAAATAACACAGTTTCAACTTATAACTCTATTGGTTTGGGTAGTGGTAGTTCTGATAATAGAATGGGTTTAGGTTTTGAAGCACCGAGCAATATTTATGTTTATAAAAGAAGTGGTTCTGGTTGGTTACCTTTTAAGACAGTAGATATTACCTCATTAAATAAAGTCGCTTTATCTTACAATACAAACGATAATTACTTTTGGTTAAATGGATTTAAAATAGCATCTAATACAACAATAGGGGATATAGGACAACCAACTGAATTAGAATTTGAAGCATCTTATGGCGGAGAAGATTTTTACGGCAAAACATCACAAGTACAATATTTCAACACAGTTTTAACCGATAGCGAGCTAGAAACTTTAACCTCTTGGACATCTTTTATAGAAATGGCACAAGCACAAAATTATAATATTATATAATATGGCAAATACTTTAAATTTAGGAAACGGAGATTGGGCAACTAAAGAAAATTCTTTGTTGGGCTACAATTCAGAAAACGGAAACTATAAGCCTTTGCCTTTTGATTTTACAAGAGCAAGTAATGGTACATTTGTAAACAAATCGGGGTTAATAGAAACCGCTGCAAATGGAGTACCTAGAATTGATTTTAGTGATAGCGAAGATGGTGCTTTGTTGTTAGAGCCGCAGAGGACTAACAGAATGCCAAATAGTGAAGATGGTAGTACTTGGACATTATCCAATATAACACTATCTTCTTTAAGTGGTGGATTAAATAAAGAATACTATCAAATAACATCTTTAGGAAATACTGGTAGATTTGATGTAGTATCAAATAATTGGGTTAATTTAACTGCTGGAACTTACACTGCTTCTGTATTTGCTAAAAAAGGAACGTCTGACCAAATAATCTTAACAACAAGAGCAAATTATTCTTCACAAAGTGCTTATAGTGTTTTTAATTTAACAAGTGGAACTGTTGTATCAAATAATGGTGTAACTGGAAGTATAGAACCTTATAGTGATGGATGGTATAGATGTGCAATTACTTTTACAAATAGTGGGAGTTATACTGATTTTGCATCTTTTGCTTTCGGATTTAATTTTAATTCAAGTAGCACAGATACTCTTTTTGTAGCATCTCCTCAAAGTGAAATAGGCAGTTACGCTACATCGTATATCAAAACCGAAGGCTCTGCTGTAACGAGGGTTGCAGATGGTTGTAGTCAAACTCCACCAAATGGTATTATAAATAGTAGTGAAGGGGTTTTATATGCGGACTTTGAAATATCTGATTTAAATACATTTTTATCATACCCTATTTCTATTTATGGCATAGGTGCTACAATTCAAATATATTATAGGTCAGCAACTCAATCTATATCTTTTTTATCAAGTGTTGGAGGTATTCAATATTTATATCATTCAAATATAAATCCATTAGGTAGACACAAAGTAGCATTAGTATATAAAAACAATCAATATTCTTCTTTTGCAGATGGTGTTTTATTGGATAGACAAAATAGTGGTAATGTACCCTCACCAAATACTTTAAATGTATTAGGTTTAAAAGATAGTGGAAGTAGTTATTTTAGAGGTAAAGTAAAAGATGTAAAACTTTACAACACCGCATTGACAGACCAAGAGCTAATTGCATTAACAACAATATAAGGGTAACAATTACACCTATAATAATAACAAGAGTAAATAAATAAATTATGAATATATATAAAGCAAATTTTCCAACAGAGCAAGAGGGTTTCGATTATTTAGTAAACCAAAACGTTTGGGAAGAAGTAACCGAAGAGGGTGTAACATCAATGCAGTACATCAATGGTACGCAAGCGGTGGTAAATATCGGTAAAGTGGTAGAAATACCCGCTACTTATGATGACGAAGGTCACGAGCTTACTCCCGCAGTTTATTATGATGGTTGGGCTTATGATATAATGACAACAGATACTCTAGATATGGGTGCTTTTGAGGTGTACCCAGCAGATAATGCAGTACATAGTTTCTTTGGATATCCAAGAGGTGAGGAAGTGCCTAAATAATTTGTATATTTGATACTTAACCAAAAAACAATAT